CTAAGCTATTAAAAGCTGATGTAGGAGTTATTGTATCTAAAGGATTGGGTAGAGCAGGTAAAGGTCCAGTAAAGATTAAGTATCCTAAATTACAAAAAGCTGATAAGAATGTTATAGCTGATAGAGCAGGTAGTAATCCTTTATCTACAAGGAAAAGCAAACCTAACGAAGAAGTCTTTAAATATTCTACTAAGAAAAGAAAACAAGTAATAGGGTATGTAGTAAACAAAGATGGAGTCTATACCGATAGAGCGGGAAACATTGCTACTCATGGTAAAAACATGCAAGGTCAAGGATCTAATATTAAAGCGTTTGAGCTAGATTCATTTGGAAGAATAAAGAAAGGAGGTACTCACATTAGACATGAGGGTAAAGATTATCAGAACACAGTTAAAGATTACAAAGCAGGAGCTTATAAACCTAAGGCTCATACTGCTATAAGCATATCAAAGAAAAGTCCTCAAGATGTTCAGTCAGAAAATTTAGAATTAAACTTAATTGCTCAACAAACAGTAACTAAGTTAAAGAAACTTGGAGACAAGAATAATAGATTAATAGTAACTAAAGGAGATAAATCCTCTATACACATGGCTGGTAGAATTAAAGGATTGGCAGACCAGCAAGGCGTTAATACAACTATTGTTGCAAAACCTTTTACAATCAAAGCGTATAAGTCGCTTAGCGGTAAACGTGGTGACAGTAAAGAATATAAGATAGAGCAATTTAATAGAGCCTCAACAGCCGATAAAGCACCTACACGTCCAATGGCTAGGCATAGTAATAAACAAACTAGAGATCGTTTAGAAAGAAGATATCAAGGTGACCTTACATGGGGGAAGAAACACAGATTTGATAATGTTAAAGCAGAACGAAAAGACATGGTTCTTAAGAGGTCTACTGTTGAGAATGTATTTAAAAGTAAAGCAAGAAATAGATTTATTGTACCTATAAGAGATATAGTTAGAGATGTAAAGACTAAAGATGGTATGTTGATAAAAACACCAGCATCAGTAACCAAGTCTTATTTTAATTATCTTGAGAAGAGATTAGGTAAAAACATATCTGGACCTGCATTTGGTGATAAAAATAAACATTATGTTGTTGGAAGTAGAACTATAGATAAACTAGATCCAACAATATACAAGACTTCTCCTAATAAAATTAAACGATTTAGCAAGACAGTAGAGAAAGATGCTATGGATTCTGTAGGTAAAGGAACTAGAAAGAACTCAGGAGCTAGTAAAAAATATCCAAACAAGTATTTAGATAATGTTTTTAGAGGAAACATTAAACTTAAAAAAGATGACTTGAATAGGGTAGCTAAAGCTGACAAGTCTTATAAAGCATCGCCAGAAGATTATACTAAAGGATTTAAAAAATTAGCAAAAATATTAAACAAAGGGAAGAAGAAATAATGGCACACTCATTAGAGAAACTAGACAAATACAGTCTTGATGGTCTTAAGAAACTAAGAACAGCTGTTAAGATTAGATACATGAAAGACTATCCTAAAGACTTTATGACCGACTATGAGGCTGACAAGGTACTTGAAACCTTAACCCCTATAACATTAGAAGAATTATATAAGATGGTAACAGATAAAAGGGTGGTTACAGAAGATGGCATCGTTAGATTATAAGCCAGACGGAGATATCATTAAGCAATTTATGAAAGATAATTCTTTCTTTAGAGGATTGCGTGGACCTGTAGGTAGTGGTAAATCAGTATCTTGTTGTATAGAACTTATACGTAGAGCCTTAAGTCAACAACTCTCACCTGATGGTAAACGCAAATCTAGGTGGGCTGTCATTCGTAATACTAATCCACAGCTCAAGACTACTACCATTAAGACTTGGTTAGATTGGTTTCCAGAAGAACAATGGGGTACGTTTAGATGGTCAGTCCCTTATACTCATCACATTAAACGTGGTGATTTAGACATTGAGGTTATCTTTTTAGCCCTAGATAGACCAGAAGATGTAAAGAAATTGCTATCATTAGAGTTAACAGGGGTATGGGTTAACGAAGCAAGAGAGATTCCGAAGTCAATTGTTGATGCTTGTACCATGAGGGTAGGTAGATATCCGTCTATGAGAGATGGTGGACCTAGCTGGTATGGTGTAATTGCTGATACTAACCCGCCTGATACGGATCATTGGTGGTCAATCTTGGCAGGAGAAACTGTCTTACCTGATTATATTACTAAGCAAGAAGCTAAGATGTTAGTTAAGCCAGACACATGGAGATTTTTTAATCAGCCTCCAGCTATGTTAGAGATTAGAGATAAAGAGGGACACTTAGAAACTTATGAAGACAATACAGATAAAGAGAATGGAAAGAATCTTACACCCAACTATTATGCTTCAATCATTAGGGGTAAGACTAAATCATGGATAGATGTCTATGTATTAAACAAGCTAGGGCAGATTGAAGACGGCAAACCCGTGTATGAAATGTTTAGAAGAGACGTACATGTAGCTCAATCAGAGGTAGCTATCATGAAAGATACTCCAATATACATGGGAATAGACTTTGGATTAACTCCAGCCTGTGTATTTGGTCAGAGAGTTAGGGGCAGATGGCTTATCATTGATGAATTAGTAGCAGAAGATATGGGTATATTAAGGTTCTCAGACCTTATGAAACAGAAAATGTCACAGTATCTACCTAGAAACTTTGTAATATTTGGCGATCCAGCTGGAGACCATAGGGCGCAGACTGATGAATCAACTCCATTCCAGATACTTAGAGGTCGTGGAATATCCGCAAGACCAGCACCTAGCAACGATGTTATGTTGAGATTAGAAAGTGTTAATTGTACTTTGTCCAGAATGATAGACGGAGACTCAGGTATATTGATAGATCCAAAATGTATTAATATAATTAAAGGATTTGATGGCGGTTATCATTACAGAAGAATGCAAGTGTCAGGAGAAAAGTATGATGAGAAGCCAAATAAAAATAGATTTTCTCATATTCATGACGCATTACAGTACATGTTATTAGGTGCTGGAGAGGGAAGAGCATTGACAATTGGCGGTAAAACTAGTAAACCTAGGGTAGCAACTAAAAATTATAATGTCTTTGATTTAAAACCTAAAGATGTTTACAGAAGAAGGAGATAATATGTGTAGTTTTGGCGGACCAAAAGCACCACCACCCCCACCACCAGAGGATAATTCTGAAGCAGAAGAAGCAGCGGCTCAATCTAGGAAGAATATGCGTGTGCAACAAAACAATGAAGCTAATCAATTAAAGAAAGAAGCGTTTGAAGATAGACTTCAAGCTTACACTGGAGGTAGAGGTAGACGTTCTTTGCTTACAGGTAACAGAGGTGGAGCAGGTTTTGCTCTTGAGTCTAGTTTAATGAGCAAAAAAACTTTAGGGGCATAAATGGTTATCGAAACAATGTATACAGAGGGACAAGTAGATTACTTGAGCAGTCCTGCTAAACAATTATTGCAACGATATGAACATGCTAAAACAATAAAGCAACAATGGAATGGTATCTTTGAAGAGTGTTATGAGTATGCTCTACCACAAAGAGAAAGTTTTTTTACTGAAACTGCTGGTCGTAAACGTACAGATCGCATCTTTGATGAGACAGCTGTAGTAGGAGTGCAAGAGTTTGCCTCAAGATTACAGGCTGGTATAGTACCAAACTTTGCCAGATGGGCTGACTTTGTAGCTGGAAGTGAAGTACCTAAGGAAAATGAAAAAGAAGTTAACCTCATGTTAGATGAAGTAACTGACTATGTATTCGAGATATTACAAAACTCTAACTTCTCTCAAGAAGTACATGAATCCTTTTTAGATATAGCTTTAGGAACAGGAGTCTTGCTTGTTGAAGAGGGAGACGCTATCAATCCTATAAAATTTAAAGCAATACCTTTACCACACGTTGTATTAACGTCTGGTCATGACGATAGAATAGACCACACCTTTAGAAAACGTATGATTCGCATGAAAGAATTGCTAGTAGCTTACCCGATGGCTGAGTTAAATGAGAAAATGTTGGTAGATTTACAGAAGAATCCAGACAAAGAGTGTGAAATTATAGAGGTTTGTTACAGAAATCATTACAATACTAAAGAAGAAGAGCATCATTTTTGTGCTATTGCCAAAGCATATGAGCATAAAGTCTATGAAGAAACGTACAAAGGACTAGGTTCTAACCCATATGTTATCTATAGATGGAGTAAATGTGCTGGAGAAGTGTATGGTCGTGGACCATTACAACTAGCTTTACCTGCAATTAAGACTGCTAACCTAGTGGTTGAGTTAATATTAGAGAATGCACAGATGTCTATCTCTGGTATGTATCAAGTAGAAGATGATGGTGTTGTCAATGTAGATAACATTCAATTAATTCCGGGAACTATAATTCCTAAAGCTGCTGGCTCTGCTGGGTTACAACCTATTGCTTCTGCTGGTAACTTTAATGTAAGCGATCTAGTCTTAAGAGATATGAGAACCAATATTAAGAAAGCCTTATATAATGATATGTTAGGTAACGCTAATGAAAAAACTCCTATGTCTGCTACTGAAGTAGCTGAAAGACAAGCTGACTTATCTCGTCAGATAGGTGCAGCGTTTGGTAGATTACAATCAGAACTAGTTACACCTGTCTTACAGAGAGTAGTTTATATTCTTAAGAAGCAAGGTCGTATAAAAATACCACTAATTAATGGAAGAGAAGTTAAGATTAACTCTACTTCTCCACTAGCACAGGCTCAACATCAGCAAGATGTGGGTACAATTGATAGATTCCTAGGCTTAATACAAGCCAGAGTAGGTCCAGAACTCCTAAACATTCTAATAAAACAGGATGAAGTAGCTAAATATATAGCTAAAAAACTAGGTATTCCAGAAGAACTCATACGTTCTACGGAAGAAATGCAGGCTGCGGCACAACAAATGCAACAGATGCAACAACAGATGCAACAACAACAACCTCAGGAGGAAGCACCTCCCGAACAATAAGGAGTAAATATGTCAGAGAAAAAGCCCAATATGCTTATAGGTTTAGATAACGTACAACGAAACCCTAAAGATGAGGAGAACTTAAATACTTTGTTTTACAAGATGTTCAACACGGATGGTGGTTCTTTTATTCTTAAATACCTAAAAGCATTAACACTTGAAGCAGTCGCTGGTCCAGAGATATCGGATCAACACTTAAGGCATTTGGAG